TTACCGGCGTATATGGTAGCACAGGTGCAGGAAGCGGCACAGTTTCTTTCCGTGTTTATTCAAATGGCAATGTCCAAAATACTAACAACTCCTACGGCGCAATCTCCGACATCAAGCTGAAAGAAAACATTGCTGACGCCAACTCTCAGTGGTCTGACATCAAAGCTCTTCAGGTCCGCAAGTACAACTTCAAGGAAGGCCAGACCCATACCCAAATCGGTCTTATCGCCCAGGAAGTTGAACAGGTATCACCCGGCCTTGTTACCGAATCCCCTGACCGCGATGAAGAGGGCAACGACCTTGGCACCGTCACCAAGAGCGTCAACTATTCTGTGCTCTATATGAAGGCAGTCAAGGCGCTGCAGGAAGCAATGGAGCGCATTGAAACCCTTGAGCAGCGACTGAACGACGCTGGCATTAACTGAGCCATCGGTCCAAGTCCCCTTCACTGCTGCGCTTGGCTGAACTATCTGGAAATCCCGGATAGTTCCCAACTCATCAGCCAAGCTTACAAGTCCACGTCACCAGTGCTTTTGCGCAGCACAGCCTCGGCAGGCGCATTCTTTGTCAACCAGACTTGTTTTTGCGCCCCACTAGGCGGGCAACCGGCCTATTCAACTGGTTGCAACACCAATAACCTGAACCATCGCCACTTCACTTATGACCACCACCTTCACCTGGAAGATTTCTCAACTTGAAAGGGAGACCCTCGACGGCTATGTGTTCACCGCCCACTATGTGGTGGACGCCAACGACGGCACCTACAACTCTGGGGCCTACGGGTCGATTGGTCTAGAGCGCCCTGAAGGCGACCTGATCCCCTACTCCGAACTGACTGAGGATGTGGTGGTCGCCTGGGTACTGCAAAAGCTGGGCGATGAAAAGGTCCTAGAGATCCACGCTGCACTCGATAACCAGATCGACGAGCAACGGCAGCCCACTAAGCAGGCAGGCGTGCCATGGCAGGGTCGGTAAACTGAGCCCGTAGCCCCATGGCGCCATGATCGAAGTCATCGCAGCCATTGCCGGCGCGTCTATTTCAGTCGCAGCCATGGGTGCTGCTGGGTTCAGTCGCAAGTCAGACGAAGCGCGTGAGGCAGTGATCAGGCTCACCTCAGCCGTAGAGCACATCGCCACCCAGCTTGAGGTGCTCCATAAGGACATCAAGGAAGACCGCCGCGAAACATTCGGCCGCCTGTCGACGGTGGAACAACGCGTCTCTAAGTTGGAAGCACGTCCGCCATCCTGCTAGCCATGGATCATGCAAGCACCATTGCGGTGATCGCCATCCTCGTAGCAGCAGGTTCTGAGGTGATCGCCGTCTCACCGCTTAAATCCAATAGCTGGCTGCAGCTTCTCTTCCAAGCGCTGCGCATCATGTTCCCAAAGCAGCGCCGCTGAACCATGGCGAACGACGCGCCCATCACACTGCAACAGCTATTCAAGTACTACAAGGGCCAGCCGCATCAGGCTGCAGCAATCCAGCAGCTCGAGGCTGACCTAGCCGCCAATGCCTACGACGCCGTGATGCGGCGCGATCGGGACTGGTTTCAAACCTGGAGCCAAGACGGCAAGCAAACCGATCTGGCCGCGGCCATTGCACTGATCAAGGAGTTCGAGGGCTGCCATCTCAGCGCATACCCGGACCCGCTCAGCGGTGGCGAACCGTGGACGATCGGCTATGGCACCACGCGCTACAGCAACGGCACGCCCGTGCAGCGTGGCGACAAGATAAACGTGATCGAGGCCGACATGCTCCTGCGCCTCGAGATCGATCGCATCACCGACAAGCTGCGCACCACCATCCCACACTGGAATGTGATGGATGACAACCAGCGATCTGCGCTGGTGAGCTTCGCCTACAACCTCGGCGCTGGCTTCTACGGGTCCGCTGGATTCGAGACCATCAGCAGGTGCCTGCGCGAACGTAACTGGGCTGATGTGCCAGCTGCAATGGAGCTCTATCGAAACCCTCATACTGCGGTCGAGGCCGGGCTCCTGCGCCGTCGCAGGGCAGAAGGGAAGCTATGGGCATCAGGTCTGCCGCGCCAACCGGAGATCCAACAGGATCCCGCCAAGCTGACGCCACAATCACCGTTGAGTGCGCGGCTGACCCCGCACATCAGGCTGGGTGAGTTCGCGCTGGATCGGCCTGAGCGGCGATTTACCGCGCAGCATCAGATCGACACAGCAGCAGAGCTGGCCGCCTTCCTCGAGCGAGTGCGGGTGCAGTTTGGTGGCAAGCCAATCACCATCACGAGTGGATTCAGGCCACCGGCAATCAATAAGTCAGTGGGTGGCGCCAGCGGATCGGAGCATCTTTACAACGCGCCGGGAGTCGGTGCTGTTGACTTCGTGATTGACGGAGTCGACATGATGGCCGTGCAGAGTTGGTGTGATCAAAACTGGCCGCACAGCCTTGGCTACGCGGCCCCTCGGTTTCTGCACCTAGGCATCCGTCAAGGCCGGCCTAAACTCCGCTGGGATTATTGAACGCCTGTGCTGGTTCCTGATCACGAGATTCGTCGGCTGTGCAAGCAGCATTCAATGCTGCAGCCATACAACGAGGAGCATCTAAACCCAGCCAGTTATGACGTGACGCTCGGCGGTCAGATCATGATGGAGGTGGCCAGTACACCAGAGCTACAGAAGGTGCAGCTACATGGCCACAGCAAGGATGATCCGTTCTGGATCCAGCCGGGCGAATTCTTCCTGGCTGAAACGCAGGAGATCTTCAACCTGCCAAATCACGTCGGCGCTCAGTTCGTGCTCAAGTCGAGCCGCGCACGTGAGGGATGGGATCATGCTGAAGCCGGCTGGGCAGATCCAGGGTGGTTCGGCAGCAGACTGACGATGGAACTGCGCAATCAGCGTCGCCTGCATCCGTTGCCGATTTGGCCTGGGCTGCGGATTGGGCAGATGAAATTTCTGCTGGTGAGCGGGACCGTGGAACGCAGCTATGCGGAGACGGGCCGCTACAACGCAGATCTAGGCGTCACGGGTTCCAAGGGGTAGCAAGCGGCGCCATGCGCAGCCGGTGGATCCTGATCGGCGCTTCGGCCGGATCATCGAGCGGGATCATCGTGTAATCGTCGCAGCCGTGACGCTCCGCCCAATGCTGCGCGCCGGTGTGGGAAGAGAACGGGCCGACGTGCCACGGGCCGATGCGGAGGATGTAGGTCATGGGTGGGAATCGAGTTCGGCGGCGATAGCAAAAAGCCGATCGCGGATCTGCTCGGCAATAGTGAGCAGCCACCACCTACTCATGGCAAACCCGGTCTCCGCTGCAGAAGCCGCTCTTTCCTGTTGGATCACTGATCACCTGCTGCCATTGGCCTGTCGGTGCAATGAGGTGGACGCATCAGTGTCCTACTCCGAGACCTTGGCTCAGGCAAACATGCTGTTCATCTTCTTGGAGCTGCTGGCCGAGCACTGCGATCAGCCGGAATGATCCCGTCGCGGCCGCTACCGTTAGCCAAGCGGCGGCCAGCCCATGCGGGCGTTCTACCTAGAGATCACCGCCAAGCTCATCATCCGGTCAGACACCGATCCCGACGACCTAGCGGCTGACATTTACAGCCAGCTGGCGGAGTTCCTCCCGCCTGACGAGGACATCATCGAGATCGACGTGACGACAGTCCCCCTGCCGCCAGACCTCTGTGGATCAGCACCACATTGATGAGACCCGCCTGGTCACCCGCCGCAGCGCGCGCGATCAGATCCACCTCGCCTGGAGCTACCGCTGCGCCTACTGCGGTGATCCGCTCGGCCGCAGCCCAACCCTCGATCACGTGGTGCCCAAGGTGCACGGCGGCCTCACCGTGCGCGAGAACCTGGTGAGCTGCTGCCTGATGTGCAACAGCCAGAAAGGCCACAAGGACTGGGTGAACTGGTACCGCGCTCAGCACTTCTGGACACCGCTGGGCGAGTGGGCGATCGCGCGGTGGGTTGCGGGAGAGGGTAACGTTGGCGCCTAGACCTTCTTCTGGAGAGTCTGGGCGTTCCCGTAGCGGCCGGCTGCGGGCATCAGGTGGGCACCGCGTGAGGACCCACCACCGGCCACACCTATCCTGAGGCGTTCCCGCTCTGCGTTCGCATCGGGCTTGCAGCGGCTGCAGGTGGCCTGCAGCTGCCGCAGTAGCCGGCCTCCGAGAAACCGGGGGCTTGGTGCTGTCTGGCCTACGGCAGGATCCGGCTGCACACCCACAGCGCGATCAGGCACGTCGCCCAATACTCGAGCATCAGCACCAGCACGTCGCGCAGCATCAGCGTGCCAGCAGGTGGTCGAGATACAGCTCGGCCTGCCACAGGTCGCTCGAGTAGCGGCAGGTGCCACCGACACAGCTGCGGTAGTACAGCTCACCGCCACCATCGGGCTCGAGTGTTTCGATCCATCCGCCGTCACGATCAGTGCGGCTGATCACCTTCGGCTGGCTCATAGATCTCGCACCTGGCCGCGTAGCGACCACCGCTCTGCTTCGATTCTGGCAACGCCATCTCACACCGATGCCGGTGCGTACACCAATGCAGACAATCCCAGCACATGCGCTGGCCGCCGGCTGGCCTGATCTTCACCAGCGCTGCCTCATAGATCTTCTGCGCGCGCAGGAGCGCCTCCTGCAGGTGCATGGTGCCGGTGTCAGCCTTCAGCTGGTGCTCGGGCTTCGGCCCCAAAATCACGCGGGCGTGCCAGTTCCGATCGGAGCGGCTGCACACCAGCAGCAGGCGGCCGCCGTGCAGGCTGATCATTCCAGTTCCCCAGCAGCAGGTTGGTGATAGATCCGTTCGAGCACCATCGAATCAGGTTCATCTGGCCCGCTGGTGACATAGGCAGCCACTGGGTCCGCGGCGTTTGATGCCACATAGATGCAGCCATAGCCGTAGGGTTTCACCACCACGATGCCAGTGTTGTGACTGCGCGTGAGGATGCGCAGCGCTAGGCGCTCGAGCAGGTTCAAGCCGGGTAGGCGAGTCATCATCCCTCCAGTTTGGCAATCAGACGGTCGATATACCAGCGGCACTTGCGGGCATCCTCGAGGGCGCTGCCTTTGCACCAGATGCGCAGCAGATATTTGAGCGCCTGGCCCTGCAGGTAAGCGGGCACCATGTGCGGCGAATCGCTGATGGCGGACTCGATCACGTCGATCGCCTCGACCGGGCCGCGGCGGTAGTGGGATGGGTTGATTGGGTCGGTCATAGAAGTGGGTCTGACTACAAGGCTTTGATCAGCTCAGCAAAGCGGCGCAGCTTATCCATCTGGCCTCGCTCGTAGCCACCCCACTCGTCGCTGACATCTCTGGTGGGATCCCACGGGGCTATCAAACTCCAGCAATCTGGGAAGCAGAGACCTGCATCAAGGGCGGCTTGGATGATCTGTTGGTCGGTCATCTGAGAGAAGGTGAACTATCTAAAGATCCCGGATGGTTGCCCCAGCGGGCAAGAACGGCGCGGGCGTAACGCACGGCCTGTGTTGGCTCACATCCTTTCGGCCAGAACTCAGCAGCAAGTTGAAGAAGCTGACGCTGCGTTGGTCCTTCCGGCTCGGGCTCAGCCAGTGCAGCGCGGGTACGTTTTGCAAGACGGTTGTCAAATCGAAGCTCACCAAGCAAGATTTCGTAAGCCTCTAATAGCTGAGCGCACAGTTGCTTGTAATCAGTCATGGTGGTAGTGATGTTGACCAAGAGGGAACGACGATTGCAGATCGTCTCTCAGCTCCGCAGCTCGGGCAGAAGTTAAAGCGGAAACGAGTTCCCGCTAGATGAGGCATTCGATAGGTGCCCGTGTCGTCTACAAACCAATTTGCAGAATCGGACCAGCTTTTCCAAGCTTCGCAGCATGGAGGTGTTGTTTCTTCAGGCATAGAAGCGTGTAGAGCTAATCCAGCCAAGCCCACGCAATGCGCTGACAGATGCGCCATGCGTGCTTCTTGTCGATTTCATACCGATCGGCGAGCTTCTGGTAGCTGAGCCCTGCAGCGCGAAGCTGGCGCAGCTCGCGCACCAGTTCCTCGCTCAGGATCACGGCAAAGTTCTCCTCGCCGCGCTTGAAAGGCCTGCTCATCGCCACTTATCCCCCAGCAGCTGCTGGCGGCATACCTCGATCGCCTGCTGCGCCTGCTTCTGGCTGAACACCGATTCGGTGGCATCCATGGCGCGCACCACGCGGGCCAGCAGCTCGGGGTATGGCGTGTCGCGGAAGTTAGCCGCCAGGTCTTGGCAGAACTCCTCCCATAAACCGGTGTAGGTGCAGCAGGTGCGGCCGCTGCGTTCGTAGAGCGCGTCCATCATGTCGGCGCGCATCTGGTCGAGTTTGACTGCTTCGCTCATGGCTCGAGGTGTTGGCGGATGTGGAGCAGCTCAGCGCAGATCTGCTGGCGGTTGCGGAGCCCAACGGTGCCACACAGCTGATCGATGCGGATGTCGATCAGCTGGCGGATCCGCTGGCGCTCCTCAGTCTGACCAGCCGTGAACGCACTGGTGTCGCTCAGCAGCTGCTCGATGCGGTGGCGGATGTCAGACATCGGGCAGAGCCTCCAGAGCGCGGCGGATGGCGGGCGCGTCAAAGCCAAGGCCATAAGCGTTCGCGTCTCCTTTCAATAGATCAAGCTCAGCAAGCGCCTGCTCCTTCAAGCTCGGCGGCTTGGGCCGGCGGGCGGCGAGAAAGCACTCCACCAGCGAAGGTGTCGCCAGAGATTCGCGCAGCCACTCACAGCACGCCTCCAGCTCAGCGTCTGCTCCTGCTCTGTAAATATCTTCAAACATTGCATAGAGTGATCTCCCTGCTTCAAACTGTTCTGACCACCTCTGGATCAGCTCCGGTGGTGGGGTGATGGGGTGTTCAGTCATCGAGTTGCTCCAATGCGCGGCGGATGATTTCTACGTGCTCATAGGAATAAAGTCCAGCGCTGTTGACTGGAGTTCCCCTCACGATTTCCAGCGCCTGCTCCTTCAAGCTCGGCGGTTTGGGCCGGCGGTCGGTGCGGAGAGCGTCAATGGCAGGCTCCAGAATGTCCTTGCTGCGCAGCCACTCACAGCACGCCTCCAGCTCCTGATCAGCGCCCCAACGAGCGAAGCGTGTGGCGATGAACTGCTCATAAGTCATTTCCGCCGGGGTGAATGGATTGC